TCTTCATCCGGCAGATACCCCAGCACCTGATCGTTGTATCGCACGGAGATCGCATGCCCACTATTGGAATGCGGATTATCCGGCTCCAACACTAGTGTTGCATCGAAATATCGGGCGCCCTCGGCATCAGCTCGCACCTGCCTGATAACCGTATTAACTTCCACCGCATGGTACCGCATACCCACCACATTTTGGCCGCACCAGGTTTCTGCAGGCTTCGCATCATAGACACCAACCATGGCTCCATTCCTTTTTCTTCATCTTATGTAAACCGCAGTTAAGATTTATCTTATGATTCATCTAGGTGCTTGTATATAGTTTTGATGGAATGATGTTTGCAATACCCTCTTTCGGGTTTATCAGGCATCCATAAGGAATCTCGCATATGTGCCCGAGCGATACATTTCCTGCCACGCCTCAACCATAAAAACCGTCACCCCCAGCTCATGAGCGACCCCGCTCAGCGACGGATGGACACACTCGGCCGCCGCATACTCCTCAACTGTGATTAACTGTCTCGCCGCCCACCGATTAGCCGTCAGTTCCTGCTTCGCCCGCCACCACCCCACAGCAGCCGAATCATGCCCCAACGCCGCATGCCCCACCTCATGCGCCAACGTGCAAAGATGCGCCACCGGATGCAGCCCCCTCCGAATACTGATCGCGCGCCGGGGCGCATTCCAGAGCCCCTTCTTGCCACCAACATGCGTACATAGGGTGACTCCTAGGGATAACGCTAAATCTTCAAGGTTGTCGATCGTTAGCATTCCATTCTCCTAGAGATATGAAAAAATTAAGGATAATCATAAGGAGAATGAAACAAAAATATCAAATTAGCCTACGGCCCATCATGATAATCATCATCACCCGGCATCGGCTCATCCGGCGAATCATCCGCCGCCGCCATCTCCGCATACTGCCAACCATCATCAGGAGACGGGGTGACTTCTGGTTTCGTTTTGTAGCGCTTTCGCTCAACAAGCTCATCAAGTGGAACCGTGAACTCGTCAGTTTTTGCGCCCAAGCGCATTCGATTGAGCACCTCGTCTGCCAGCCACTCTTCGGGCGCAAGTTTTAGTGCTGCCCTTATATCCGGGATAGTTCGCCACGCGGGGTCGATAACTTCAAATTCAATCAGGGTTTCCAGAGGGTGGTGCCCGTATGCTGCGCCGATTTTGATTAAGTTTTCGATACTCATTCTCCCCGTAGCTATTTGATGCTGCAATGTTCGTTTGGGGATGCCTGTGCGTTGTGCGATTTCAGGGGCTGTATCAGTGGTGATATTTGTCAGCCATTTTTCGAGATTCATACGGCGATTGTAACTGAATTGCTATTTGCGCGCAAGATTTGCGCGAGTATTTACCATTGGAAACTTGATTTTTCGGTGCAGCTGTTGCGTCAACGGCGCAAGGTGTGTAATAATGGCGCCATGAGCGCAAACTTTGCACCAATTCGAATAAAGGCCTCGGTTTTAGACCAGGCTAGAAAACTACATGGCCTTACATCCGATGAACAGTTAGGTGCTGAACTCGGATTGTCCGGCACAACCGTGCGCAATCTGCGACATGGACGAACGAGCCCGACCTTGGCCACGGTACTGAAAATTAGTCGCCTAGCAGGTGTCCCAATCGAAGGTTTGATCGTCGAGCGAGTAGACGAATCTGCGGCTTAGTCGCTGGGGTTGTCGTAAAGCAAGGAAGAAAAAGGAAAAACAATGAAGAATTTGGATGTTGTGGTTCGTGTGAAGCGCGAGCCGTCGCTTGCCGAGCTGCGGCCGGTAGCGGAAGCCCTCACAACGCTGATTGATGAGGGGTTGGTTGATGTTTTGATCGTAGGCGGCGGTACGGGGGATACCAGGGTTCCTCATGTGTCGGAGTTCATGCTGTTGGGGTTGTGCACTGCAGATAGTGTCCAGCCCGAGGTCGTGCATGGGAATATCACGGTGTTGCAGCATGCGCTGCGGCAGGAGGTGGATTCCCGTGCCTAGCCGGAAGATTGATGACCTCCAGGTGTCGATCACTGATGTTGGGGTGGAGTTGGCCCAGGACGGGGTTGGCGTCGTGCAGGTTGACGCAGATTCGATTATGCGACTCATCGACGCTTTACAAGACGCCTGGTACCAGCATGCCGGGGTGCCGCCGATGACGGACCGGTTCTGCAACATCGGCGACGGCCTGTACGCAACCCGAGACGGCGGAACAGTTCGCTTCTACGACGAAGGCGAATTCCTTTTCCGGGTTCAGCGGTTCCAGTTCCCAGCGATGATGAGCTTGTTCGCCCCGGAAGATCCGAGTGCTGCCCAGGAGGTGGCTGTTGATGCCTAACGAGTTTGTTTTCTCGGGTGAGCTGGATGGGTTGTTCATCAAGCTGGGGCCCACCGGCGCGGACCTTCAGGATAGCGCCGGGGCTCAGATTCATATTGATCTTGAATCATTCCCCCGGCTGTGTTCGATGTTGCAGCTCACCTACCAGGCCAATGCCGGCCTAGGCGCCTAATAACCCTTATTGCTTGTGGCCCCTTCCTCGCTTGGGGAAGGGCCGGGAGGGGGCCACTTAGCACCTACACACAGAAGAAAAGGAATTTTAGTAATGATCTCGTTTATTGGAATGCTGGCCGCGATGGTGTCCATGGCGTTAGCTACGTGCTCGCTGGCGTTAGCTGTTGTCGTCTATCGGCGGACCCGGGGGGCCACCACTAGTCGCCAAGAAACGGCGCAGACGGCACCTGCTGCTGCCGTGCCAGCCACTGTTGTTGTTGCCGGAGGTGGTGCTGTAGACCGCGCGACTGGGCGGCCGCTTATCACCCCATGTTGGTTTAGTCGCCTCGTGGCTCCTCTTGATGCTTGGTCTGCTTGCCTGGTGGCATCTTATCTGTGCGCTGTGGGGGAGCGGCTGTTGTCAGGCCGGGTGTCTGTTGGTTGTTGGCCCCGTGCGGGGCAGTGCCGGGGTTCACTGCTCGTGATGTGTCGATTGGTGCGGCTATTGCCACTGCTTGCTGTTTGGGTGGGCCGGCGTTTGCCCCCTTGCCAGGCGGAGGCGGCAGGGAGGGGGCCGCCTGCTCGTAATGCACACTTCTTGTCGCTGATAGCGGAGGCAAGAACCCCCTATAAACCAGAAAACCGGGGGCTAGCACAAATTCCCAAAACTAGCCCCCGTCGTAAAGCCTTTGAAAGGAAAGGCACATGAATCATATCACTACCCCTCAATTACCGCAATGGTTGACCACCGCCCAAGCCGC